CGCCTTCTGCGCCTGGGGTTTCAGCTCGGCCAGCAGGTCCCACACGCCCTGGGCGAAGTCGTAGTGCGCGCGGGTCAGGATGCCGGTGTCGTGGGCGCGCAGCAGGAAGGCGTCCCACATCCTGGTGTCCACCGTGCCGTCGTCGTTCTTCGTGGCCCATCCCCGCCCAAGGAGCAGCTTGCGCTTGTTCGACGGGTTGCCGGTGTGCAGGACGGCATGAAGCAGCTCGGAGTGCCCGTTGCCGTTGTGCCCGCGGCCGAAGGTGTAGCCGAGCTCGGGCGCCGCGATCTCGCCTCGGCGCAGCGCTGGACGCACGTTGTCGACCAGCGCGGTGAACTTGCGCCGGTACACCAACCGCTCGGCGCGGTAGCGATCGGCAGCATCCTTGATCGGCTGGAACAGCAGGCGCTGGAACGGGCCGCCGTACTTGCCGTCCATCCCCTCGGCCCACTGCTCCACGCGGCGCAGCAGCGCCTTCACGCCTTGCAGCTTGCGGATCAGCTCTTCCTTCTTCGTGAGCGCACCGCCGGCGCCCGGCTCCTCGGCCGGGATGCCGACGGCTTCGAGACGGTCGTACACTTCCTGCGCCGCGTCGTCGATGTCCATGAGGTTGCCGGCAACCTCCATCAACCGGCTGCGCTTGGCCAGGTGCCACAGGGCATCGACGGCCTCGTGCAGGTCCTGCAGCTCGCCGAACGTCAAGGCGTCCACTGGCTGCGCGTTCTCCACCGCGTTGGCCACCATGGGCGAAATCGCGTTGTAGGTTTCCGGGTCGTGCTCGGCCAGCGCGTCCAGGTACTTCTGGGCGCCCTTGCTGGCTGGGGTCTGGATGCCATAGGCCGCGAGCACCGCGCGCGCGGCGTTCACGATGTCAGCGTCGCGCCCCTTCTCGACGACCTTCTCGTCCTTGCCTTTCGTGATCCGGGCGAAGAACGCGCGGATTCGCTGGCCTTCCGCCTGAGCGTCCTGCAGCGCCTTGACCGCGGTGTTGTGCAGCAGCTGGTCGCGCTTTGCCCGCACGGCCTCGTCGGTCTTGCCGGCGGCCGTCGCGGTGCGCCACCGACCTGCGGCGCGGCGCTCGGCCGCGGTGTGCCGCCAGACGGCTGAGCGGATGTCCTTGATCGGGGTCTTGGCCACGATGCCGGCGGCATACCGCTGCGCGGCCGCAACCAGGACGCCGACGGTGATCTGCGACCCTTTGGCGTTGACCTGGCCGGTGGGCTGGCGCGCCGACAGCGCCTCGTGCTGGCTGCGCAGCTCGGCGGCCAGGGCCCGCCCGCGGGCCTGGTTGTGCACGGCAGCGTTGGCCGCCTCCTTGATGGCGCGGTCGTCGATCAGGTCGCCGTGGTCTTCGAGCATGATGCGCTCGGCCCGGCCTTCGATGGCGTCGCGCCTTGTGCCGAAAGACTGGATCGCTTCGAGCATGGCCTCGACCGTCGGGAAGCCGAAGCTGTCCGCGATGGTGGCCATGTCGGCGTCGTCGGGGTTAGCCTGGCGCAGCGGCTTGCGGTTGGCCCGGTCCCATTCGATCATGGCCAGCTCGGCCTTGGCCGAGACCTCACGCTTCGTCTTGGCCAGAAACTGCCCCTTGGCCAGGCCGGTGATCGGCGCGCCGGTCTTCGCCTCTTCGGCGGCCAGCAGCTGCGCCTGGATCTCGGTGCGGGCGGCGTCCTCGGCAGCCTCGCGCTGGGTCTTCCAGGCGTCAAGACGGCCAGCCAGCTCAACGTCGACCTTGAGCGCTTCGAGCGCCGTCGTCGCGCGCATCTCCGGGGTCTGGTCGATCTCCGCCGTGGCCCTGGCATAGGCCTCCTTGCGCAGCTCCTTTGCCTGCTTCTGCAGCGCGGCGACGGCCTTGTCGAAGGACGTGCGTGACCACTTCAGTGCAGCCATCGAGCGCTTGCGCAGTGCCGTCGACGCGTCGGCGGTGGCCACGTCGTCGAAGGTCATCCCCGCGGCGGCCTCGGCCTCGGCGATCTGCTCGTCGGTGGCCAGCAGACGGTCCATGACCTTGCGGATGTCGTCGTTCAGCTGCATCCCCCGGCCCGCAGGACGCTCGCCGCTGTCCTGCGTAAGCAGCCGCCCGTCGTCTGCAAAATCCTTCGCGTTGACAGCTTTGATGTTGGCGGGATCCCAGACCGCGACGGCGTTCTCGAACTTCGCGTCGTAGACCCCTGCCCAACCGTCGGCAGTGGCAGCCACCTCGGCACCAGACCACCCGTGTTTCTCGACGTATTCGGTCCACTGCGCGTTGGTCAGGTACTTGCCCCTGGCGTACACCCGCAACATCGCGCCAGCGTTGTAGCCGGCGGATGCTTCAGGAGAGTCTCCGAGGTACACCGCGGAACCCATCGCGCCGGTGTTGCTCCGCCGGAATTGCTGCGACACCTGGATACCACGGGAGGCTTGATTGGAGGTGCCGTGGTAAAGAACCCTCGGCGCGCCATCAGGCGTCCGCATCGTCGAATCGGCGCCGAACCACGTTTCCAGCTTGGATTCCCGCGCACTCTGGCCTAGTGTCTCGCCGCTGCTGGCTGGTGCAATCTCCCGCGCCGCCAGGAACTTCAGGATCGAGCCGTAGATCGAGCGCAGCCACACGCTGAACTTGCGCATCAGCGGCGCCAGCTCCTTGCTCGGGGCCTTGCCCTCCATGATGTACTGCTCGACGCTCTCGGCCCAGCGCTCGTGGGCCTCGCGCTTCTCGTCGAGCGACAACCCGTTCCAGGTCTGCAGGTCAGCGATGCTGGCCCACGTCAGGAAGGCCTGCATGTCGGCCACGATCTGCGCCGGCGCGTCGGGCTGGCTGGCCACGTCGGCCAGCACCTCCAGGAAGAAGTGCCCGGTCTCGTGGAACCAGGTCGTCAGGTCCGCCTTGGGGTTGAGCACGAGCTCCAGGGTCTTCGGGTTGAAGGTGCCGCGGGCGTCCTGGCTGACGACCTTGGCGGTCTGGTTCTGCTCACCGTACTGGGCCTGGGTCTGGCGCATGAGGTCAGCGTAAGCCTCTTGCACCCGCGGGTCATTCGGCGCGGGCACCGGGCGGCCGGACGTAGCCGTCGTGGGGCCCAACTGCTCGACCGGGATGTTCTGGGCCCCAAGCATGACGACCTGAGCCGACTGCGTGCCCTCGCCCCGCGACAGGTAGCCGCCAAACCCAGCGTCGAGCACGGCCGATTCAAAACCCAGCGCATCGCGCCCGTCCTTCAGCCGCAGGGGATCCGCGTCGGAATCATAGACGTTGTCGAGCGAGGTGCGATGGCCGCGCCCGCCGACGCCGCTCTCCGGGGTGATGCCGGTGCCGTTGTCGGCGTAGAAGTAGGCGCGCCGCCGCAGCCGCTGGTCGGCGGCGTTCAGGTAGGTGTCGCGCGAGCTGCCCTGCAGCCTGGTGCCGAACATGGCCGTCGAGACGTTGCCTAGGTCCTGGTTGCTGAAGTGGAAGGCGTCGAGCCCGTCGAGCCGGCCCGGGCCCGGCGCGTTGAGCGTGCTGTCGCCGGGCCGCGACGGCGCGCCCAGGACGCGCAGCGGGTAGCGCTGGTAGAACTGCTCCGCCGTCATGCCCATCCGCGAGCCCATCGTGGCGTAGAACGCCGAGGACCAGGTGGCCATCGCATCGACCACTGCGGCCGACGGGTAGCGACCTGTCGCGGTGAGCTGCGTGGCCAGGTTCTGCTTGACGGTCTCGACTTGCTGGCGGGCCACCTCCTCGTTCTCCGAGGTGGCGACGGCGCGGTCGATCTCCTGCTGCATCAGGACCTGGTTCTCCTGCGCCTCGTTGCGGGCGACGTGCAGCGACGGCGCATCGGGGCTTGAGCGTGCGTGCTCGTTCAGGACTTGTTCCAGCGCCGTGCCTGGGGCAACAGTGAGCACGTCGGCCAGCGAAAGCTCGACCGTGTTGCCGGTGTCAGCCGCCTCGGTGATCTGGCCCCACACCGACTCGGGCAGCTGCTGGATCAGCTCCAGCGGCAGCTGTTGCAGCACGTCGCCGTCGACGTAGATGTTGCCCTCGGTGGCCTCTTGCAGGAACGCGCGGAACTCTTCAGGTGTGCGCTCGCGAACGACCGACTGCCCGGCGCGCTTCATCCCGTCGTTCAGCTTCTCGGCGAACGTCGTGGCTTGCTCGGCGTCGGCGTTGCGCTTGTCGAAGGACTGCTGGACCTTGAGAATGCCCTGCTGCGCCCCGGCGGCCGCTCCGCCCGCGGCGGTGCCGCCCATGAAGGCCTGCAGCACTCCCTCGGTGAGCTCCTGCTTCGGGTCGTAGTTCAGCAGCGCGGCCACGTTGCTGTTGAGCGTCTGCAGCACTTCGGTGCCGCCCTCGACTACGACGGCCTTGAAAATCTCGGAGACCGACCCGCCCTTCGCCCCCAGCAGCTTGCGCACACCCAGGCGCTCCAGCAAGCCGTTGATGACGGCGGACTGCGCGACCGCGGCGATGTAGTCCCCGTCGCTGATCTTGATGCCAGTGCGCCGCTCGAACTCGGCGGCGTTGTTGGCCTGCTCCAGGCCTTCCAGCGCCATCAGCACCGGCGCCGCGCCGCCGGTGGCGAGCGCCAGCGCGAGGCTTGGCGCGGCCTGGCCTAGCGCGGCGCCCCACTGCGCGGGGTTCAACAGCACGCCCAGGACAGGCCCGGGGTTGCCGGTCTCGACGGCGGTGGCGAGCGCCTGGCTGGCCTGCTGGCCGAGCATGGATGCTTCGCGGAACGGCGTGGGCCCGTCCTTGGCCAGTTCCTTATTGATGTCGTTCAGGGTGTTGGCCGACTGCCGCCCAAGGATGGACAGCCCGCCCAGCAGCGCCTGCAACGGGTTGGGCGCCGTCGTGCCAGTGCGCTGCTCGATGGCTCGGGTCAGTCCGTTGAACGTGCGCTGAAAGCGCAGCCCAACTTCAGGCAGCTGATACGCGCTCGCCAGCAGACCGACGCTGCCGGTCACCAGGCTCGCGGCGGTGATCTCGGCGACGTTGCTTTCGAGCTCGGCCAGATTCGACAGGTCGTCGAACATCAGCCCCGCGGCGTGGGGCTGCTTGCGCAGGTAGCGCTGAAGCGCGTCGGTGGTCTCGATGCGCTGCTGCGCGTCGTCCATGGTCGCGCGCAGCCGAGCCTCGGGTAGCAGGCGATAGATCGCGCTGACCGGCGCGGGGTAGCGCTTGGCCAGTCGCGTAGCTTCGGCCAGATCGTCGGGCTTGATCTTGGCCGCCGCTTTGACGACAGCGTCGGGCCCAGGACCTTCGAGAGGTGCGTCTTCCCACGCCGGCCGCCTGGCGGTCTGCGGCTCGGGCGCGACGACAGACGGCGGTGCGTCTTCTTCGAGGGGCGCGTTCTCCCACGCGTTCACGGCTTGACCCTCGGCTGACCCTTCGGGTCGATGAAGCTCGTGCCGCTGGGCAGGGCGATGTACTCGGCATCACTGGTGATGCGCACCGCCCGGTCGCCCGGCAGCTTGGCCTTGGCCAGCTCCTCGGGCGTCATGTCGGCCCGGCGCTTCTTCGAGTCGAACCACCAGCTCTTCTCGATGACGCCCTCGACCATCATGTCGTCGATGAGGTTGCGCACCTCAACGTCTGTCATCTCCTTACCCTTGAGGTCGCGGGACTGAATCAGGGCATCGTTCAGCCGGCGGCGCATCGTCAGCCATTCCTCGCTCGTGGACTTCATGTCCTCGGGCCGGTAACTGGCGATGATTTGCTCCTCAGTGAACATCCGCTTCTGTTCCTTCTCGGCGCCGGGGGCGTTCGCCTTGAGCTGCGCGGCCTTGAGGCTGCGCAAGTCACTGGTGCTGATCTTGTGCTGGTAGGCCAGGAGGTTGAAGGGCTTGCCGGTTGAGATGGCGTCGACAGCCTCAAAGTACGTGGCCAGATCGGTTTTGACGTCGGTCTTCCCCGCCGCCGCTTGCTTGGCCCTGGCCATGCTCATCGCCGTGAACTGGCTGCGCTCCGGCCCGCCCATGGTGCCGAGCAGGCGCTCAGGAACGGGCTTGCCCTGTTCGTACAGCTGGTAGACCTCTTCGCGCGCGGCGTTCTGCCGCTGCTCCGCCGCGGCGCGCACGGCGGCGTGCTGGTTCATCACCGCCAGGCGCGCCTTCTGCTGCTTCTGCGGGTCGGACACGTCGGACAGAGCGGCGAGCGCTTCGCCCAGCGGATTGTCGGCGTGCTTGAGGGCGAACGACGCGGCGAACCGGTTGTCCTCTTCCGAGGTAATCGCCGCCTCCAGGCCGCGCTGCGCCTGCTTCGGGATCTCGTGCTTGTTCTGCTCGTAGTAGGCCCGTGCCGCAGCAGGGTTGGCGGGCGCCTTGCCGTTGCCCTCGGCCAGCGACGTGGCGATGACGAGGTGCAACCCGCCGAGCTGGCGCTGCTGCTCCTCGATGACCTGGTCGGTGTCGAACCCCTTGCGCTGGCCGTACTCGGCAACCAGCTTGGCCACCCTCGCGCGTGAGGCCGCGGATGCTTCGGGCGTGCCGATGTCGGCGGCCAACTCGGTCTCGTTCGAGACCGCAGCACCATACTGCTCGTCGGCGAAACGCTCCTTGGTGGTGTTGACGTGGCCGAGCACAGAGCCCATGGCCTGGTTTCGTTTGCGGGCGAGCTGCTGCCCCAGCGCCTGCTGGACCAACGGCGACGTGGTGGCGCCGTAGGTCTCGCGCGCTTTGTCCCACCACTCCTTGGCCTTGGCCTCGTACTCTCCAATGTTCTGGCCCTGGTACTGGCGCCGGTTATCGGCGTCCCACTGCAACCACCCCGAGGTGATCTCGTTGTCGATGCGGTTGACCTCGATCTCGGCATCACGCCGCATCGAAGCGTCCATGACGTTGGCCGCCTGGTCCAGGCCGCGGGCAACCTGCTGCAGACCGCTGCTGGCGTCGATGCCGCCCTGGTAGACCGGGCGCAGCGCCTGGCGCTCTACGGTCGGGCCGCGGGAAACAGGGACGCGGGCCACGTCAGTAACTGCCAGCAGAGAGCGGGGTCGGGCCCTGCACGGGGAACAGCGCCCCCGGCGCGGTGGTGTCGCCGGCGGGGTTCAGCGTGTACCACTTGTCGGCCGCTTGAGCGGCGCCGCCCAGGATCGAGCCGGCGGCGGCCAGGTTGCCCTGCTTGGCGGCGGCGTTGCCTTGGGCCCGCGCGTTGGCGCCTTGCGCCCGCGAGCTCCAGGCCTCGCGCTTCGCGTTGTCGCGCGCGGTGTTGGCGTCGATCTGGCCGAAGAAATCGGTCTGGTCGATGAGATCCGCCGGCGTGCCGAAGCTCAGGTCCAGCCCCGACGCCGCCATGCTCGCGCGCTGCGTTCCACGCAGTTGCGCCGTGCGGCGTTGCGCCGCGATGGCCGCCTCGTCGCCCCGCGCCATGGCGTCCTGGGCGGCGTACTCGGCCATGATCTGGTTGTTTCGCCCGGTCTTCTTGGCGGTCTGGCCTTGGTTGTAGGCCGCGGTTGCGCTCAGGGCGGTGGACGCTATCAGCGCCGGGATGATCAACGCCTCGCACATGGTCAGCGCCCCATCTCGAAGAGGAGGAAGTCCGCGCCCGTAGGCATGCGCACCGCGCCGAGGCGGAAGCGGAAGCCGACTCGCTTGAGCCAGCTGATGTGCAGACTGTTCTCGGCGTGCACCATGTTCATCAGCCTCGGGTAGACGTCAAGCATGGCGCGAGTGTATGCGGGCCCGTGCTTCACGAGGGTACGGGTGTGCAGGGCGCTGCGCTTCGTGCCGAGCAACCACGGGGCCCCGACCGGGGCGAGAATGTTGTCGCTCAGCGGGGCCACGCCCATGATCGCGACGACCCCTTCTGGATCCGCAACGACGACGAGACGAATAGACGCCGCGATGCTGTCGCGCACTGCCGTCGAGGCGTCAGAGTGGCCGAGCGCCGCGATCTCGCGCCGATCGGCATCGCGCAGGTTGGCCGCCAGCTCTTGGGCGTCGCCCTCGCGCAGGGACCTGAACTCAGCCCCCAGCTGCGACATCGAGCGCGATGGACAGCACGGTCAGGGGCAACGGCAGATCCTGCTGGATGCAGACCTGGCCGTCGTCGTTCCAATCCGGCTGGATCGGAAAGCGCAGCTCTTCGCTGCGCAGCGGCTCGGCAACGCCGACCAGGTCGAGCACGTCGCGGCTCGGCCAGGAGGTCAGGTTGTCGAAGCTCGGGCCCGCTTTGATCGTGTTCGAGTTGGTCACGCGGATGGCCACCTCGTTGACGTTCTTGGTCATGCCCTGGCCCCCGGCTGGCGCGGCCTCGGAGGCGACCGGCAGCGTCTGGATCCTGGTGACGAACGGCAGCCCGACGTGCACAAGACTCGCCGGGGCTTCGAGCTCAACGCTGCCGTTCACGACCTGGCGCGGCGGGTGTGTGCCGCCGTTGGCCAGGATCTGCACGGTCTTGCCCTCCAGGTGCCACAGCCCCGAGATCGCAGACTGCGGAAACGGGCCGGGGTAGGTGACGCCACAGTCGACGAAGAAGGAGTCCTCGGCGTAGGTGTAGAACCTGTTGCTCAGCCGCTCCAGGTAGCGCACGGTGCGGCCGTCGATGTCGCGCCGGACCACGAAGTAGACCCCGTCCTCGCGCCCCTCGCTGACGGCGCACACCGACTCGACCCTCCCATCAGTCGGATGCCGGTGCCAGGCGTACACCTGGTGCTCTGGCACGTAGGTCATGCCCAGAAGCACGCCATCGCTGCGCACGCACCAAAGCACAGGCACCGAGGCCCGGGCGAAAGCCATGTCAACGAGCTCAAAGCCGTCGAACAGGTGCGGCGCAAACAGGCTCACGTCCAGAGACACAAACCCGAGGCGCTGGTCGTTGTATGCCATCTCGCGGACGTGCGCGCCGCTGGCTTGCACGAACAGAATTGACGCGTCGGTCACCACCGGTTGTACTTGCGCGACGCCGGTGGCTCCTTGCGGTTTGAGGGATAACGCGCTCGGCACGATGGCCGGCGCGCCATTCGAGAAGATCCTGAAGCTGCCACCGACGGTGAGAGCAACAAGGTCGTTCAACGCGATGAGGAAACGAATGGCGTTCTGCTTCTGGCTGGCCAGCCTGAACTGAAAGGCGTCATCATCCTGTGACGGGATCGACGACGTCAAGTTGGCGTCCGTTCCGCTGCGCGTCGCCCACACCGCCTGCGGCCCCCCACGCGTGCCTGCGAACCAGCGCCTCTGCTCCAGGTAGGCAACGGCCGAGGGGTAGCGGTTTGTCGCATCGTTCAACCGGATGATGTCCTCGGGCGGCGCGCGTGTGGTGTCAGGCAGGATGTTGTCGTCGACGATGGACAACCCCGTGGTCTGGCCGATGAAACCGAAGGATCCGCCGCGCTGCTTGTAGATGTAGGTTCTCGCAGCATCGGGGTCGTCGACCCAGCTGAGCGTATTGAAATTGCCGGCGATGGTCAGATCGTTGTCGACTGAAATCTCGATTGACGGCAGCGACTCTGTCACGCCGTCGGCGTTCACGGACGTGATCTTGTATGTCTGCCGGATGGGGTTGCCTGAGGTCGGGCTGGTGGCGACGAGAGACATGCCGATAGGTGGCGGCAGGGGAGGCGCAAAGCTGATTGTCGTCAGCTCCCACGACGAGGCCCCCAGCCGGCGCAGCTCGCGCGCGGGGTAGTCCGGGTGGGTGAGCGTCAGCACGTCGTTGTCCTGGGCGTACACCAGGCCGAACAAGTGCTCCTCCTGGTACGGGGTGGGCAGCGTGTACACCCGCGCCGCGAGCTGGTTGATCGGACCGTCGAAAGTGACCGGGTTGCCCCACAGATCCGCCATGGTGAACGCCGCCGACGAGGTGACGGTGATGCGGACGAAACGCCCGCCGATGAACACGTCGTCGCCCGTGGACCACCCGTGCGCCGGCGACATGATCACCGTGCTGCCTGCGACGGATTGCACGTCTCGGTTGGCTTCGAGGAGCAACCCCCCGCCGACAAGGAAGCGCACGTACTCGTGCCCGAACTCGATGGCCGCGCTCTGGTCCGCGCTGAACTCGAACGGGATGAGGCGCACGCGCCGGCTGCTCCGCTTGGCCTCGCTGATGAACCGCATTCCGGGGCGGCGCTGCGCCGGCCCGTGCGGCAGGATCAGCGCGTTCTGCGCCAGCGCGAGCCCGGTCTGGTAACGGGTCAGGTCGAGACGACCGTGCAGCTCGGGGCCGATCTCCCCGCCAGCGAAACTGCGCCGGAGTGTGTTCGAGCTCACCGTCGGGCCGCGATGCTATCGGGCAGCTGCATGCGCGACTCCTGCCCGGCGTTGGCGTCGCGCGTCATGGCGCGCTCGAACGTCTCGGTGGCCTCGTCGTGCAGCGCGCGGCGCAGGTTCGCGCCTTCGCGCCCCTTGATGGCGACCCCCGCGAGGTAGCCGCCGAGGCGCTGCGCGAGAGCAGACACGAAGGCGGGCGTGTACTTGGTCGCGTCGGTCACGTCGACGGTGTGCAGCAGCACCGCCTCGGGGACGTTGGTAAGCACCAGGTTGTTCTCGACCTCGAACTCCGCACCGGCGCCGGTGTCGAAACGCGGCAGCCAGTAGTCCTCTTGGTCGACCAACCACGGCATGACCGTGATCGGTTGGGGCGAGACGATGCGCTTGGGCGCCAGGCACGTCGCCGGCAGAGCGTAGGCGAACATCCACCCAGGAGGTGGCGCGTCGGGCGCGAGGACGAGAGTCGACCTGCGGCGCGCGAAGCGCCACGGGTACTCCAACATCTCGCGCCGGGCGATCGGGTAGAACCGCGCGCAGTAGCCGGCCAGCACCGACCCGTCGGGCGGGTCGATGGCGCTGACCTGCTGCGTCGCCCCGATGTGGGCCAGCGCTAGGTTGCTGATGGTCACGGGTGATGCCATGTTCGCTTCCTGCGTGGCGGTTTAGGCCGCCCTGCGGCGGCCGGTCAGGCGATGTCGTCGGCGGGCGGCGGAGCGCTGGCCTGGCGCCGCCCCTTGGCGGGTCTCTGCCCCGCCGGCAGCGCGTCCGCCGGCAGCGCGTCCGCCCAGGTGTCGACAGGGTAACCTTCGACGATGTCAAAGACCGACCCTACCTTGACCGAGGCGCAGACGCCCGTGGGGGCGGGGTAGTACCCCTTCACCCGGGCGACTGCGCGTCCGACGACTGCCGGCATCAACGGGCCGCCGGCACCGTGGTCGGCAGCGCCTCGCCGGCCTCGATGTCCTTGGCGATGAACGCGTTGGCGCTGCCAGCGGCGACCGCGCCCACCGTGATGTAGGCGAAGCGGATGTACCGCTTCAGCTTGTACGGCAGCCGACCCTTGAACAGGTTGGCGCGCGCCGTCGCGGCGGCCACCAGGATCGCCGGCGTCAGCGGGATCGTGACCAGGCCCGAGCTGAACGCAGCGTCAGCTGCGGTCTGGATCGCGACCTGCACCGAGGTGCCGCCGCTGAAGGCGGTGGATCCCACGTCGACCTGGGCCGACAACGGCTCGCCGACGCCGGCGTCGGCGGCGGCGCCGGTGTCGTAGTAGTTGGTCGAGGCGACGGTGGCGGCGGTGCCCGACACGCTCTGGTTGCTGCTGAAGCGCAGCTGGGAGTCAAGGATAGCCATGGTATTTCCTCTTGGGGTGTCAGGCGTGGATCAGGCGACCGCGGTCTCGGCCTCGCTGAGGCCGTCGACGGTGCGGATCGGGATGCCGAAGAAGGTCAGCTCGCCGTCGGCCCCGCCGACCTTGACGTTGCCGAACTGGTTGGCCGCCGGCTGGATGCCCAGCGCGCCGGTCGCAGCCGACTTGTCGAAGGCCATCTTCTGCAGCGACGACTTGACCTTGCGGCTGGCGTAGAACACCGGCTTGCCCTTGCCCATGAACGGCACGGTGTTCATCGCGTCCATCATCAGGTACAGGATGTTCGTGGCTGCCGTCAGCGCCTGGGTGCCGGTGCGGGCCACCAGCGCGGCGGTGTCGATGTTGCAGATCCGCACGGCGTAGCGCCAGTCGCGCACGCTCAGGCCGCACTTCCACTTCCAGATCTCGGCCAGCGCACGGTAGCGGTTGTTCGAGCCGTCGAACGCGTCGATCTCGCCCAGGTCTTTGTGCTCGATGCCTGCCATCGACCCCTTCGGGAAGATGCCGTGGACGGTGTCGTTGCCCCAACACACCATCCAGATCGAAGTCAGGTTGGACGCCCCGCCAGCGCTGATGACGTTGCGGCTCGTCGCGGCGCCGGACAGCGCGCTGTACCGCGGGGCGAGGCCGTACGGCTTCTCCGGGTTGGTCAGCGGGCTGTTGTACAGCATCGCGTCGATCATCTCCTGGTTCATGGCCTCCAGGAAGGCCTGGGCCTCCTGCAGCCGGAACATGCCGGAGTTGCCGTTCAGCGCGGCCAGGTCAACGTCGACCTCGCACCGGGCTTCCAGCATGCCGCACGATTCATCGACCTGCGCGCGGGTCGACTTGCCGGCCGGGACGCCCTGGTAGAGCGCGCGCCAGACGACGGTCGGCAGGCCGGTACGCACGGTCGTGCGGTGGCCGGTCGGGAGGTTGCCTTCGAGCCAGGGGATGTCCGGCAGAAGGGCGTTGGTTTCGGCCAGCAGCTCGACCACCGTGGCGGTCTTGCCGTTGGGGTCCAGACTCTTGGCAAAGTCCAGCAGCGTGACAGCGCCGGCAGTAGAGGGGAGAGCGGCCATGATGGTTCCTCAGAAGGTGTTGTCGTACAGCACAGCTGCGGCATCGCGCGGCTTTTCGGTCGAACCGGTGCTGCGGTTGGAGATGAAGGTGTCCTCGCCCAGCGCCTGCGCGACCTTGTGCACGAAGGCCACCACCGTGGGGTGGTTGCCCATGCCGGTCTGGACCAGCAGGTCCTTTAGGGCGTCGTCACCGAACGTGTCGATGACCTTGCGCACGCCGGCCACGCTCTCGTCCTTGCCGAGCACGGGGTCTGCGAGCACGTCTGCCTTCCACTTCTCCGCCTGGGCGGCCACGGCTTCGCGCTGGTAGGTGGCTTGCTCGATGGCAAGCGCCAGCACGGCGTCCGCAGCCTCTTTCGGCAGCTTGTGGGCAGCAACGATCTCGTTGAGTTTGCCGAGGCGGCCTTCGTCGAGGGTGAAACCCTCGGGCAGGTCCTTCGGCGCTTCGAGCTTGTATGGCGCGTCGGCGGCCGGTGCTGGCGCCGGGGCGCCAGGTTCGGTCGGCGTGGGTGCCGGGGCAGCTGCAGGAGCAGCCGGCGCAGCGTCTACCGGGGTGCCGGTCGTGGCGGGAGCAGGAGCAGGCGCGGGCGTGGCGGGGGCGGCGACCGGCGCGTTTTCAGCTTCTGGCATAGTTCCTCAGCAGGTTGAAGTAGTGCTCGGGTGCGTGCTCGGTCAGCTCGCCGACCAGCCAGTACCCGACCATCTTGCGGCCCTCGTTCATCGCCATCACCTGGCCACTGGGCGCGAACGAGGTGCGATGCACCGCGGTCTCTTCCAACAGCCGCGCGATGAAGCGCTGACCTTGAACCTTGTCCATGAGCCATCGCACGTCTTCGGCGTCTTGCGCATCCTTGAGCTTCTGGCGCTGAGCTTGCAGCTCAGCGGCTTCTTCTCGGTCTAGCGCTTCGTCCAACGGGTGCTTGGCCATCAGGGTTCGACTCTATTGCGTTCTGATGCGGGGGTGGGTACGGGTCAGCCTTCAAGCAGTTGGGGCATCGTCACACACTCCAGCGTGCCGGCATCGACCAGCGTCTTGATGGAGTTGCACAGAGAGGCCAACCGGTCGGTTTCGATCTCGATGCTGCCAGCGGTGGCGGCGCCGCGGTTCACAACTCGATGCAGCATCAAAAATGCGTCGACACCGCTGTCTGCCACTGAAGCGATATACGCCGCGACGTTGGCGATGTTGGTCGTCTCGGCGGCGTTGCCTGCGCTGTTGGTCGTGCCGGCGTAGGTGTGCCCGATGAGCGGGAGAATGAGCTTGGTGTGGCACCGCTCGCTCATCGCCGAAATCTGCGGAAACAAGGTCGTGTACGCGGTGGCAGCGCGGCCCAGTCGGTAGCCCGCTTCGTAGGCCGCATCTAGCAGCGAGACCTCGCCCCCGCCCTGGCTGTAGGTGCCCTGCGGCCAGACGTAGCACTTGGCTCCGCGATCGTCGCAGAGACCGTGCTGCAGCAGGAAGTCGCGGCTGACATTCATGTCCGCGATGCGTGCCGCGTTCAGTTCGTCACCGCCCGCGAAGGGGCCGTCGAACAAGTTGTCTGCGGTCTGATTGGGGCCGTGCGCGACGCAGGCGTTGCCGGCAGCGACGTAGTTCTTGAGCTCGGCCAGCGTGGCGTTGCCGTTGACCGTGGTGGTGTTGACGTCCACGCCGGAGGCGATAATGCTTGCTGTGCTGGGGATGCCGTAGCGGGCCAGCATCGGGGCGCCCAGACGGAACCATGAGTGATAACCGTCGTCAGCAATGACGCACAGTCGACCCTTGCGCCGGTTCGTCCCCGCCGTGATCGCGCGCAAGCGGGTGACCACGGTGCCGGTTTTGCTGGTGATGCCGGTGCGCCGGAAGCGCAAAGCCTGCCATGGTTTGCCGATAACAGGTTCATTCGCCGAGATTGTGAAGCTCGCGCCCTGCACGGCTATGCCGGCCTTGCACCAGCCGACAGCGTTGTTCCCGCTGTGATAGCCGGGGTCGCCCTGATTGGGGGCGAACATCCCTTTGTTATTCGTGAACACGCCGATGGCGCTGGAGAAGTTGCCGTCCACGGTGGACAGATTCACGTTGAGCGTGCCCCCTTCGGCGTGCTCCGCCATGTACTCCAAGTGCAGGCTGTCAGCCGCGAACGGGCGGATGCCGTTGACGATGAAGTCAACCTGGCCGATGCCTCCATTGGTGCCAGTGATGACTACCTCGTACCACTGCTCGCCCCGGTACTGGACAAAGCCTTGGCTGGTCAGCGACCAACCAGTGCCAGCGACCGCGACAGTCGGCGTCACCCCGTTGCCGGGCGAGAAGATGTCGATGGCGTTGCTTGGCGCGGCCGAGGCGTTGGAGAGTGCCCGAAGCTGGTTTGCTTGAGACACATTGAACCCCCGCTGCTCGCGCCCGTTGCGGTCCAGGTGGCCGATGTGCTCGCCGGTCACTTGGTCGAACAGATCGGCACTCTCGCCTTTGACAATTGGATTCGGCATGGTCACACCTCAGTAGCTGACGGGCTGTTGTAGCCCTGGAACATGTTGAGCACGTCACGCATGTTCCGCGTGTCGATGCCGCTGACCGCTTTCGCGGTGTTGGCCATGGCCGGCGCGGCCTCGGCCTGTTGCTGAGCCTGCTGGGCCTGGGCCCGGGCCGCCCGGATCTCAGCGACCTTGTCGTCCGGCACGATGATCTTCGGGTCGACCCCGAACATCTCGCCGTACATGTCAACGATCTGGTCGCTGTCGATCTTGTCGACAATGTCGGGCTTGATGGCCGCCAGGCTGGACACGGTGCCCAGCAGCCGATCTGCGCCGGCGGCGGACACCGCGCGTTGCGCCTGGGCCAGCACGCTGATGAACTCGGTCTCCAGCTCCATGCCTTCCATCTCTGGCGGGGCCGGGGGCAGTGCGCCAACCTCGGCCAGGCGCCCGATGGTGTAGTCGATCATCGGGGCCAGGAGCTCGTTGTGCAGGCGCTCCAGCACCGGCCCGAGCATGAGCATCTTCTCCTCGTGGCGCTCGGCGATCTCGGTGGCAGTGATGCCGCTGCGCCGGTCGTTCACGAGCATCTGGAACAGGTCCTCGTAGAACGTGCTGCTGATGCGCCGGCGCACGTCCTCAATGTCTTCCTTCAGGTCGCGCAGCTCCAGGTTCACGTCCCAGGCAGACTTGATCGGCGTGGTGCCGCCGCTGGCTGGGACGTACATCACGCCGCCCGGCAGCCGGGAGCTGCCCTTCTCCTGGTAGCCGTGCGGTACGGCCAGCGGGGGGTTGACTTTGTAATCGATGGCCTGGCTCTTGCGCGTCTGCTGGAACTGCAGCTGCTTGACGTCGCCGATGCACTCCATGCCGGGACTGAGGCCCCACGTGTCGTTGCCCTCGACCTCCCACCGCGGCGCCATGACCGGGAAGGACCGAAAGCCGGACTCCGACAGGATGATGTCGCCCTCGCCACCACGTTCGAAGTAGACCGACGACCACGGCATGTTGAGCTTGTCGGCCTTGGTCTTGTCGCGGTACTCGCGCGGCTCGATGAAGTGGATCACGTCGACCCACTCGTCGTACTTGTCCCGGGACAGCAGGTTCCGCACTGCGGTGCTGAGCCGGTCGCGCTGGAACTTCTTGGCCATCTGCCCCGTGGTCATGCGCATCTGGCGCACGATCGTGTTGACCCGCCCCTTGTCGTCGGTGGCCAGGGCGTACTCGCCTGTGACCATCGGGAAGTTGTGGACGATGCGGTCGAAGTCCGGCTGCATGAAGAACGCCGACGTGCCGAAGGCGCCCAGATTCACGTAGGTCTGGTGCAGGGTGTTGTAGGTGTTCGACGCGGCGAAGACGCGCTGCATCAGGCCGCCCACGTCGTGGAGCCACTGCTTGACCTTGGCCGACTCCATCAGGTCCTTGTCCGGCAGGGCGAGCTTGAACCATGGGCGGGCAGGGCTGGTCATGCCGGACATCATCCCGGCGCCGAGCGTGCGCAGCGCCCGCCGGGCGCTGTTGTCCAGGATCGCGTGGTCCTTGCGCTGGCCCTGGTTCGTGTCCGAGGTCTGCAGCCGCAGGCTGTCCGGGCGCGTCAGGCGAGCGATTTCGGACCATCGGGTCTCCCAGTGGGCCCGCTCCGTCCACAAGCGCTCTTTGCGCTCCATCAGCCGCTGGCGGCGCGGTCGATCCATCTCAGCCGCCCAGGATCGTGCTGCCGCCGGTGTTCAGCGACTGCTGCGCCACGCCCGACGGGCCGGTGAGCACCGAGCCTCCCCCGGACATCTGCGCCGCGGTGCGCTTGCGGCGCATCTCGGTGGTGGTGTCGGGGGCCTTGCTCGCTTGCGGGGGCGGCGGGGGTTTGGGGATGCTGGGGGTGCACATGCGGGTGGTCCTTCGGTGGATGGCAGGCTGGCGCTGCTGATTGTCGATCGGGGCTTACCCCCGGTGGGGACGCTAGATGCCGCGCATCGGGTCGTAGTCGAGGTGGCCGTCGCTCCGCGCGGACTCCAGCGCCGCGATGGGGTCGTAGCCGATCACCGCGTCGCGCGCGGTGCGCTGGCTCAGCCACGCCCGCTTGGGAACCTCCATGGCCGCCAACACGAGGGCGCTGGCCTTGTCCGGCGAACGGCCCAGGCGAGAGATCACGTCCTCGCGGCTCTCGACCTTGACCTTCTTGCCCTGCATCGTCCACCTGAACGCCGTCAGGTCGGCAAGCAGGCCCGGCGCCACGCTCTCGGGCGGCAGCTCGGCGCCGGTGTCGTGGTCCGGGTCCAGCATCTCGCGAACGCGCCAAAGCAGCTCGCTTCGCACGTTGTAGAACCCGAGCGCCCCAGACTTGTCCGTGCCGTAGGTGGTGTTGGCCACGTTCAC